CAAAATCTTCTTAGCCAGTTTATAGGGGTCCGTTGGGTTTGTCATATTCAGATGCTAACAGAAAGGGGCCGGGCTTTCGCCCGACCCCTTCCCAGATCAATCGTCAGTTGACGATTAGACCGTTACGCGAACCTTCGCATTGAACTGCGGAGCCTTGTTCGCAAGACCGAACATCACATACATGATGTAGAGGCGCGAAAGGGCACCGTTGACCCCAACAGGGATCTCAATGGTCGTGATGCTGTCCGCACCAAGGTACGGCATGCTCCACGAGTCCTCGTCCACGATATACATATCGCGGTAGTTGGCCGTCGTCGGCGAAGTGACCGTGTACGACCCGATGGAGTCGCCCGCAACCGCAAGGATTGGGAGCGCGCCAGCGGCCGTCACAACCGAGCCGAACGTCGCGCCTGCAGCCTGATCGGCCTGCGCAGGAGCGTTGTAGCGGACAAGGTTCGTCAGCTCATTGACGAGACCAGCGTAATCCGTCGGCGAGCAAAGGATCGCCGATGGGTTTCCACCGTTGTCAAGCACCGAGGCAACAGCGCTGTTGATGGTCGCGAGATAGGCAGCAGTGCCCTTCGTCGCGATGACACCAGTACCAGCGGCGGTACCAAGGAGCTTGCGGAGACCGTCAAACCCGTTCGCATCGTATGCGCCGAGCTCCGTGGTCGCGCCTGCACCTGAAGTGGTGGTGGCGTTACCCTGGAAGAGGGTCTTCTGGAGCTTGTGGGCGATGGCATCAACGCCACCGGCAAGCTCTGCGGACAGCCCGTTGAATGGCGAGCCGCCACCCGTGAGGGCGAACTGCTGCTTCAACGTGATACCACGGCGGGTTGCCAAAACGGCAACGTTCGTGGTCTGGCGGCTGTAGGTGTTGTTGTCATCCGTGACCGTTCCGGTCTCGGTCTGGAACACCGCGTCGCCATAAGCGGTCTGCTGATTGAACGCGTGCACGAGGCCGTTTGCCGGCTCCTTGCGGATGCGCTCAAAGAATGGGAATCGCTTTACAAACAACGAATAAAGGATCGGCTCAAGGTCCTGTCGGATAAGAGCAGTTCCGTTGCTGCTGTCCAGCAACTTCGTGATCTGTGGGTTCGCCTGGGCAAGACGATTGAGGACATCAGCCGAAGCCTGCTTCCCCGTCTCGCGACCTGCCTGAATGTCAAGAGCCTCGCCGAGCTCAGCCTTGCTCATCTTGCCGAACTTCTTGCGAAGTTCGCGCTGGACGGCATAGGCCTCGGCGACGTCGAGATCGTCCGAGCCACCCGTGCGGCCGACGATTGCGGTGTCGTTCAGGGACTCAAGGCCCGCGTGAACGTCCTGCAGCTTCTCGCGAAGTGCGTCGCTCATGATTTATTACTCCTTAGCGTCAAGAAGACGCGCGATGAACGGATCCAGCCATGGGGCCTTTTCTCCGTTCGTTGACTTGCTTGTTTCTACAATTGCCTGCTTTCGGCCCATTGGGACGTTGATCAAACGACCAACGAGATCCAGAGCCTTGGCAAGTTCTCCCTCGACCTTGGCCTTCTCTGCAGACAGTTCGGTCATGGCGGACTTGACCGCAACGACCTCCTGTTGCGCAGCGATGGCTGCATCGAGCGCCGACTTGGCGATGGCAGCGACTTCCTCCAGAGAAGTAGCGGCAGCATCTTCGGCAACCACATCAGAGGCGGCTTCAGCAGCGACCTCCGCAGGGGCTTCCTGAACGACCTCAAGGGTCACTTCAGTATCAGAAATTGGGGCCTCTTCCACCACGTCCTCACCGTCCTTCTGGACGCCAAGGCCGGCAAGAACCGCAGCGCGGTCCTCATCGGTGAGATCGGCAAGAATCCCGTTGATGCCAGAAAGAACTTGATCGCTAACGCCACTCTTGTAGCGTGAGCTCTTGTCCTCGTCGGCAACAGGAGCCTTGGGCTCCTCAGCGGGCTTCGGTGCGGGCGCTGGCTCAGGAGCCGGCGCCGGCGCTGGTGCAGGAGCTGGGGTTGGCTCAACGGCCTTCTCCACGATCTCCTCTGCGACATCGCCGCACTCGCAACCGCCTTCTGGGCAGTCGCATGGTTCGGCGGAAGCCTTAATCGCCTCAGGAGCGGCTTCCTCTTCCTTCTCCTCCGCAACAGCGGCAGGAGCGGCTACGTCAGCGGCAGGCTTTTCGCCCTCGGTGCTGACAGTTACGGTCACGCGGGTCTTCTTTTCCGCGTCAACGACCTCATCCGCAGTGGCGGTCTCAACGACCTCCCCGGCGACGAGATCCTTCTCGGTCTCGGACATTTCTGTCTCCTCGTCTTCCTCCGCCTCTGCGGGCGGATTGCTTCGGGTGAGTGCGCTGAACTTAACAGCCACGTACACACCACTCTCTTCCCAGTCTTCGCCGTGTGGGGCGTAGACACAGATAATTGCCACCGGATCCTCCGGTGTTGCCTCCAAAGCCATTTCTAGATTTGGAAGCTCAACGCTACCGCGGGTGACGATTTCATCAATCTCACCGTAGCCAAGTTGTTCCCCGATCTGCCAGTTGACATAATCGCCAACCGTCAGCTCATCAGGAGCAGCCTTGTGCGCGTCTTTTTCAACATCCTCCGCAGCCCTGAGTGGCTCAATTTTGCGGAGCGTAGAAAACTTGTGACCAACAAGCTTGTCGGTCTCACCCCAGCCGTTTCCCTGTGGGCGGTAGATGCGGATCAGGGCCGCTGGGTCTTCTGGTGTTGCATTAATCTTGAAGTCTGAATCAGGAACCCCAAGCGTTCCCTCTCGCATTACATGCTCAATGCGACCCTGAGCAGTTCCGCCGCTGGCATCCCATCGCACGTAATCGCCTTCGGACAGGTCCTTTGGACCAGCCTTCTCGGAGATCTCAATTTCGCCCGTCTGTTCAGCCTGCTTAAGGCTCTTGAGGGCGTTCTGAAGATATGAGCGCTGATTGGCTGGGATACCGACCACTGAAGTCTCAAGTAGCTTTACGCTCTCAATAACATAAGTGTCTTCGCCGGTGCTGCCCTTCTTCTTGGAAACCTTGTCTACTCGAGCCCCAATAGAAAGACCAAGCTTCACACCGCGCTTGATTGCGCGGTAGGTCTTCATGGCAAGCGGATTCTCGTCTTCGCCAACAACGCGAACGTCCACATCAAGGTCGTAGACCTCCTGGGCGGTCTCGTCGTCGTAGCGCTTTACGATTCGGGCATCGGTAACCGATCCAAAGATATCGTCTGGGACGTTGTAGTTGTGATTGAGGAAGACGGTCATATTCTGCTTTGCCGTCTCTTCCATGGACTTGAGGGCCGAGAGGGTCATCTCATCCCCGTGTAGGTCCCTGATCGTTGAGGATGTAGTGCCCACCACATGAAGGTCGCCGTTCTCGGCGGTATAGGCCTTCAGGGCATTCGTATAAAGTTTAAAGTCCACGGAGCCTCCGTTGCTATATTGACTTTACCAATGATTTACCGAAGGTTTACCTGCGTCAATACCTGACGTTTCTGCGATATTTTCCCACCTTTTCAGGGGGATAATACAATGATTGTAACATATCAAGCGCACTTGTACGATCTACGGGTAAGATTCCTTAACCCTTTCTGAACTAAATCTTAACATTCGTGCTATAATCAAGCCATGTCGCAGTGCACGCTATGCGGTGAGATTAACTACTCTGGCGATCAGATCAAGGATCTGGCTAGGGCGCTCATCCGACTCCAGCGACAGATTCAGCCGGTCATAGAGTCCTACGAGAAGGGGAGAAGGTCCCACCCTCGATGCGCCTCTTGTGGCATCCTTGCCGGGCCTGAGCACCTTGTGACCGAGCTAATCCCAGAACCAATGATCCCTAGGGCCCGTGGCCAGAAGCGGTACAATGTCTGCCACTGGTGCTACACCGACCTTCACAAGAGCCGCCAAAGCGTCCCGCAGCGAAGGAAGATTGCCATCCAGGTAGACGAGATGCTCAAGGGCGAAGATGAGGAGACAGCAGACACAGATATTGACAGCATCATGCGAGCCATTCACAATGAGCTTGCAGTATTTGGCAGCTCATCCACTCACCGCAGGCCGGAGCCTGGGGCGATTGACCCAGTTGAGGACATAGACCCAGAAGATGACGATACCGAGCGTTGAGTCCACGGTTGAGGTTCAGTTCACAGACGGAACCTTCGTAGTGCCGATATACTGGTCAAAGGCGCTTAACAAAAGAACTGTAAATTATGTCAATGGCAAGCGTGTAGTGGATTGCACCATTGACGAAATGCGTAGATTTGTCAATACTGACGCAGTTGATACTATTTGGTCAAATGCGATCAGGCAGCAGCGTAGCGGAAGGTAAATATGGCTGAACAGCGATCTCTCATTCAGCGCCTCTTTGGTGGCGCAGCGCAGCCGACCATTGAGAAGGCGACACCGTCGCTTGTCCCAGATGCTGGCCCCTATGCCCGCGGTGCCTATGGACTGAACACCATCACCAAGATGAGCACAGAGCAGTTGCGTCGCTGGTCGCGAAATAATCCGTGGATTCGCGCCGCCGTAAACCTGCGACGACAACAGATCAGTCGCGCAAAGTGGGACATTGTTACGAACGATGCTGGAGATAATGCTGACCCACGAACCGTACAGAAGTTGCGAGATCTTTTCCGCCGACCAAACCCAAAGGGCGACTCATGGCGCTCATTCATTGAGCCAATTATTGAGGACATTCTCGTCCTCGATCAGGGTGCAATTGAGGTAGAGAAGCGTGTCGGTTCGCGCGTTGGCGCAGATCCAATTGCATATCTCTGGGGAAAGGACGCTGCAAGAGTAGCTTTTGATACAACGTGGGACGGGCGAGATGAAAGCAAGCCTCGCTATTACGAGCTTGATGGCGCTGGCAAACAAGTTGCCGCATATAAGAACGATGAGCTCGTTGTCATGATTGCAAATCCCGTGACATATAGTCCTATAGGTCTTTCTCCTCTTGAAGTTCTTGCTGAAACAATTGCTGCAGACCTTGATGCCGCCGCGTATAACGCAAAGGCAGTATCACAGGCTGCACCCCCAGGTGTTCTGCATCTTGGGGAGGGAGTGCGACCAGATCAGGTTGACTCTTTCAAGGCATATTGGGAAGCCGAGGTGGCTGGCAAGAGCCAAATTGCAATCACCGGAGGCGGCAAGGGAATGCAGTGGATGCCCCTCGCCGCGTCAAACCGAGACATGCAGTTCATGG